GTCTCGTGGGCTCGGAGATGTGTATAAGAGACAGATTACTAATTTAGTAATTTGTTATTATAACTTCTTTGAATTCTGCACGATTTTCATTTGTTACAGGCAGTAAGTTATGCCTGCTTATGTTTCTAATGTTATAATCTTTGTAAAGATTTCTGATAAAATCACAATCATTATAAGATAGTATAAAACGCCCTTTAATCGCCTTTAAAACGGCATTTAAACGGATATGGTCACCATTATTAAAGCTTACATATTTTTTGTTATAATAGCGTTCTGAGGCTACATATGGCGGATCTATATAGAACACAGCTTTTTCACGGTCATATGTTTTAATAAGTGATTCAAAATCCCTGTTTTCTATTATAACATTTTTCAGCCTTGCTTGATAAGCAGGAAGATCATCAATTATGTTGATTATCGTTTTCGCAGCTGTAGCAAACGAACTTCGATTACTGCCAAAGCTGCACTTTATAAGATATAAGTACCGGGCTGCTCTCTGTAAGTCAGACAGCTCAATTTTATTTTCAATCTCATAGCGATACTGATTAAATAATTCACGGGATTGAAGCCAGTCAATTTCAGACTGCAATTGTGAACAATTATACTTAATTTGACGATAAAGATTAATCAAATCACCGTCAATATCATTGAACACTTCCATTTGACCTTTGATTTTATTTTTTCCAAAAAGCACCCAGCCTGCTCCGCCGCATACCTCTATGTAACGCTCGCACTCAGCAGGAATAAGCGAAATGATTTGATTTTTCAGATGACTTTTGCCACCTATCCAGCCTATAAAACTTTTCATTTTGTACCTCCATAATATTAATGTTTGGGGCATTATTATGAAGGGAAAAATAATTTATTTGCTCTCGACCTCCGGCAAGCCTGCTATACTTGTAAGGACAGATAGAACACCTGCCAACGCACTGGTTGACAATACAACTGCCCAATCAACCTCTCTTATCATTGCTGTTGTGCCAATGGTTGCAATAGCTGTTTGAGCAACAGTCTTAATAGCACGCACGGCAGCAGCTTTTATCCATTTTTTAAAATTGTCTTTCATTGTTTTATACCTCCCACAAATTGATACCTTCCATAACCGCCCTCGCCTCAAGTACGGCAATATAGTCTGCCATTGATTTAATCTGCATATTATATGTGCTGCGTGGACAAGTCGGAACGAAAGATAGTTCTCCCTTATCCCAATTATCAAGCATTTTCTTCAATCCCTTATAACGGATTACTAACTGCTGATATTCTGCAATAAATCTTTCCTTGTAGTCCTCACTCACCATACCGTTAATTGTTTCTGCTAAAATCATAATAATTATTCCTCACTTTCGCAAATAATTTTTTTGTTTTCAAACTTTTTATATGCGTCAAGATACATTTCGCCTTTGTCACCATTGTACGTGCATTCGTAATACATCCCGTCGTGTAATGTTGTGCTGATAAGGCATTTGTGGTTTTGCAAAGTCTTACACGACCACACCACAAAAGTGTCAAAATCAGGTGTATCATCTGACTTATCTAAATGATTTAACACATACTTGTTTACCTCTGATACTGCAAGTTTAATAAAATTTGCATTTGTCATAATATTTTACCTCCAAAATTATGTCAAAGTAATCTGCACACCGTCAATTTTAGTGCCGAGAAGTCCTGCGTAACCGTCCTGTGAGCTGTCTTTTTCTGTGTTGTGCTGCCAATCCCAAAAGCCTGCACCCTGCTTACGCACTCTGTATGTAGCCTTGAAGTCGCTCACGCCGCTAAACTCGACCTGTACGGCATCAATGACTTTTTCCTTGATGCCCGCAAATCCGTTTCGATTATCGTTGATGTTGTAACCTGTTACCCAAGGCAACCAGTCACCGTTGAGCAAGTGCACACGATAGCGAATTTTACCTCTTGATACCTTAAGAGCAATAGCAGAAATCGCCTGCTTGTTTCTTCCTGCTATGTTGCTAAGACCTTTTACTTCGCTGTACCATTTGTGATCAGCAAATACACGATAAGTCAGCGTTGGCTTTTCTGATGTGTTCTTATCAGCACAATTAAAAAGACTCTCATCATACACAATGTTAGTATCAAGCCTGCCGTTGTATCCATTAACACGACCTGTTGAACTATTCTGCCAAATATCACAGTCAATCTCTGCTTTGTCATTGTACTGTGCAAGCCAGATACTGTACTTTTTCTTTAACTTATCATAATCGAGATAATTATTAAACCAATTCAGATTAGCGTATACACCTGCTCTGTAGTTACTTTTCTTGATTGTTTCACAAAATCGTTCTGCAATCTCTGTAAGTTTTGCTTTGCCGAGTTTAGTTTGCGAATTATCTTCCAAATCATAATAAATCGGCATATCAAGAGATTTGTTATTAATGCATTCAAGGCAAGCCCTTGCCTCTTTTTCTGCATCGCCGACGCTGTCTGCGTAACTGTACCAGTACACACCAATCATCATATTTTCGCTTTTTGCGTTTTTGTAATGACTTTCAAACATACTGTCTTTCTGACTTGATTCTCTGCCGTAGCCTGCTCTTATAATGACAGCTTTTATACCGTCGTTTTTCATTTTGTTAAAATTAATGCCTTGCTGAAATTCTGAAATATCAACACAAGTTACTTTTGCCATAATCAACCCTCCCAAACTGCCATAATAGCGTTGTAGTACTCCTCGCTGAGCTGTTCCTTTAAAATCTCTCTGTCACTCTCGCAATTTGTATATGCGTTTCGAACATTGCCGCCGACCTGCATTTCTGTGCCGTCGATAACAACAAACTTCTGTCTTAATACGCTTACACTGTCTTTTGTGAGCATATCGAGTGTAATTCTTTCTTTGATTTCCATAGTAACTCGCTCCTTATCTGATTATGTAAGTAATAATGAAATTGATTTTTTCGTCCTCTGCAAAAATGTCCGTTGAACTGACATAAATCCAAGAGCCGTCAAGTCTGATGTTTATTAATTTAGTTGCTGTTGAATATACAACAAAACTAGACAACCTACTTTCGTTTTTTGCCGCATACGGTAAACCTGACATCTGAATATATTTTTTATGAGAGAGCAGTGCCGTAATATTGACCGATACAGTTACAATATTACCATTTTTAGAATATACAAAACTGCCCTTGCAACCAGCATATATTTCTTGGGCTGGTGCTAATGTTCCTGTACCACTCTCAAAATTTGAGCTATCATATTTAGCCGCAAGCGACTTGTCTGTCGCTGTTTTGTTGTCTGTTACGGTCTGACTCAGAGTACTGATTGACTCATCAGCTGAGGACTTATTGTCTGCAATCTGCTTGCTTAGCTGAGCGACTGCATTGTCTACACTGTCCTTATCAGCTTTAAGATTAATCTTCATTGTCACTGTTTCGTCAATGTCTGTTATTTCATCTTCAAGCTCGGTTTTATCTGCCTTTGCAGATAGGGCTGTGTTAATCGCAGTTATTCTTTCGGTTAGCGTGTTGATGTTGCTATCCGCAAGCGCTAGGTCTATGCTGTTCTCGTATATGCCTTCTTCGATTTTGTTTAAGTTTTCTGCGCAAAGTGGTGTAGCTGTGCTCGGTGCGTCTTCCCAATTTGTTTTTGTGTATGCCATAATATTTATTCCCCCTTTGCCTCTATGCTGTCTGTCAGAGCTTTAATTCCGCTCAGTGTACGGCTCAGCACATAGGCTTTTACTTTTTCTTTTTTAGGTTGTCCTGCGTTATCATATACAAAATCACCGTTTGAATCAGTAACATAGCTTTCAATTTCTATTCCGTCACCAATCTGCACCCAAGGTCTGCCGTCGAGAGTAGTTGTAAGCGGTGTATAGGAGCAATTATAAAATCGTTCGCCTGTTTTGCCGTTAAGAAGATTTTGTACATTGTGTATTGCCGAACCGCCTGTGCCGTCATCCTCCTGTCGGCAGACTGTATTTTTTGTTAAGTCATAACTGTTCGACTCATCGCCCCACAAAGTTTCAAACTCGATTGTTTTTTTCTCCCTTGACGAATAACCGTTGATAAACACAAAATCGTTGTAGCCGCTGCAATCGTATTCTTCTGCGTATAAGTTTTCGTAAAAATCGTATGTTTCTGTACTCTTGCCGAGTTCGATGTATCTAAAAACACCATAGCTTGCATTAGGAATAATTGTTCCGAATACTCCGAGCAATTCACAACAATTCTTGAGCAGCTCGCCGTATGTAATTGTATTTGAGTCCTCAAGCCATGCTCTGTTGTATGTCGGGAAATTTCGTACAGTTAAGCCTGTTGATTGGTTTATCACCTCGTCGAGAATTTCTTTGTTATCCTCGACCTGAATCATATGCTTTCCGTTGTAGTTAAGGCATTGCACAACCAATTCGCCGATTTTATAGCCGTTTGGATAAGTTTTCCATAAATCAAACAGCTTATTTGTTGCGTCAATATCATATAACATAGAGAGTGCGTCATAAGCGACAATGTGTCGCTTATTGCGGTTATTCTTGTCGAGCTTGGCACTGTCAATAATACCGCTAAACAAATAATATTCCTTTGCAGCTACGGTTTCTCCCGGCAAAAGTGATGTACCTAAAAACAGCTTTGCAGATGGCAGCAGCTTTTCTCCGCTCGGAAAACGCTGCGTTAATTTTACGCTTATCCATTTGCCTACAAGGTCATTTGTAAAGGTTCTGTCAATTGAATTTACAATGTCAATGTTAATTTCAGCGGCAATACAGCCACCAAATTTCAGCTTGCTTTCATCACAAATTGACTGTTTAATGCTCATACTTTCGCTTGCTATGTTTTCCTCGGTAATGTCCTCGTATTCACCGTTTGGAAATGAAACTGTAAGCGTGTTTTCAATCAGATTTTCAATAGTCTGCTTTTTGTGCAGGCTTGAAACCTCAAGCAAATTAACCACCTCTTAATATTCAATAAATGTAAATGTTACCGCCGCATATTTAATGTTGTCTGCGGTAATAAGCTTTGGCGTGTATGTTATATCGGGTATATATGCGGTCATAGTGCGGTACGCAAGAAGTTCATCGTCCCAGTATTCAACATTGAGCTTGCGTTGCTGAGAATTTGACATAGCACCGTTTAAAACACTGCGAATAGTTCTCATTTCAGCAAGGGTAAGACCGTCCTTGGTATTGAATGTAATCTTCGTCTTGTTGTTCGGTGATGTTACTCGCCTTAAAAGGTTGTTGCTGTCACGATAAGCTTTAATCTCCGTACGCTGTAAAGGTGTGGCTTGATAACTCTCTTTAGCTATGAGCTTATGTGGAAACTGCAAGCCGTTTTTCGGGAATTTAATTAAATAGCCTTTAAATTCACTCAATCTTATCCCTCCTTACGCAAAAGCGGACCTGCCTGTGCGTTTCTTGATTTTGTTGTTCTCATCAGCAACAGCCTCAAAAAGCACCCTGCCGTCGGGCATAGTTAAGGTAATGTGAATATCACCGCCGTTGCCCGCTCCGCCATATTCAGCAAGTACCTCAGCCATAGCCTGTTTCATCGCAGAAATCGGAGATACTACCTCAGGTTCACGCTTATTATCGCCGAGAACTGCTAGAAATTCACCGTAATTTGCAGGTACATATGTGCCTGTAGCAAGTTTGGGGATGTGCACCTTATCAAGCCGACCTGCGTGCCATTCCTGCCCAAACAACTTGCCTATCGAATTTGCAACCGTGTCCACACCCGACAACATTTTATTGATTGCAGAAATAAAGCCGTTTATAAAAGTTTCAATTCCTGTTAGTGCATTGTTAAGAGGAGTTTTTAGAATGTCATAAATCGGAGTGAACACATTTGAAAAGATTGTTTTTATAGGTTCTAAAGCCTTTCTTATATTCTTTAACATCATGGTAATGACACTCTGTACCTTTATACTTGTATCAGATAAACCATTGACAAGACCTAAAACTGTATATTGTCCACGCTTATACATTTCTCTTGAAGGTGAATGTATATCCATTGCACTGTCGTATTCACTTAATACAGTATTTGCAAGACCATTACTGTTTTTGACAAGTGCCTCCTTATATTTCTGTGTACCCTCAACAAGACCCATAACGGTGTTTTTTCCTGAATCTTCGGCAGCCTCTTCCAGTTTATTTAATGTTTTCCATTGCGAGTTTTGCACATCTTCAAGGCTAATCATTCCGGCTTTGTATGTCATCAAAACGGCAGCGGCATCGGAATAATCTCCCTTAAGAACTTTTTGAACATCAGACATATCATCTTGTGTCATTATCAGTTTGTTAAGTTCAGCAGTGCATTCATTGTATGAACTTTTAAGTTCCATTAAGGAATTTATTTCTTCGTATCCACCATCACCTAAAACTGTTTCAATATTATTTTTTGCGTCTATTCTATCATCTGCTTTTACAGAATTGTCTTTATATTTCTTGTATTGACTAATAAGCCAACTATAAGTTTTTCCACTCTGCTTTAATTTATTTTCAATTTGAGTCTGCTTAGAATTAAGTTCTGAAAGTAATTCGCTTTGATTTTTTCTTGATGAAATTATAGATTTAGAATTTTCGGTTTGTAATTCGGATAAAGCCGAACTGTTAGCTAATAATTGATATTGATCAATCGTATTATTGATTTCATCTTGTATCTCAGATAAATCACCTTTTAGCTCGACCTTACCCCCATCACTTATTGTGACATAATTATCCCAGGTATCGCTAAAACCGCTAACATTATCTTTAAAATATGTAACAATGGTTTGCAATTCTGACTGTTCTTCAGGAGTAAGTTCAGCTTTGCTGATTAAGGTTTCAAGTTTATCCTGATATTCATCAATCAATGTATTATCAGCATAGAGCTGGTCAACCTTATCTAATGTATTTTTGATTGTGTCGGTAATTTTCTGCGTTGTATTTTCAAGTCTGTTTTTCACATCGTCTATTTCATCACAAAACTTTTTAGCCTCAGAATTGCTCCATTTTAGTTCATTGTAAATTTGAACCGCTGAAACAATACCCGTTATTGCGCTTGCTATAATAAGCAGAGGGTTAGCCGAAATAACCGAACTGATGTTTTTAACTGCTGATGTGACTTCACTTATACCACTCGCAATAGTCTTACCGGTCTTGAATGCGATAACTGCTGTGGCAACAGCGCCAATACCCGTTGCTACTGCTTTTAACATATCCGGACTTATCTTATTAACTATATCTGAAATTGCCTCAAGAGCCTCAGAAAACAAATTTAACAAATCCGGTACAGCTTTCTCAATCGTCCATTTTGCAAGCGGCAATAAAACATTCTTGTACGCTTGTTTTAGCTTATCTCCGCAAGCCTTGAGCAGATTTTTGAATCCCTCGGTCAAGCGTTCAACCGCCTGTGCAACGGGGTTAATGTCAAGGTCCTCAAGCCATTCGAGGCGGTCAGCTGACATTTCATCAAGCAGCCCTGTTATATCTTCGACAATGCCTAATATGCTCTCCCAAATTTTTCTGCCTGTATCGTTTTTCTCCCAAGCGTCTTTAATTTTGGTTCTGAGAGTTTCAGTATAGTTATTGCAGTTGCGGATAATCTCAAGTATATTGCTCCAAATTTTCTCGCCCTTACCGTCATTCCACACCTGCCTGAATGTATCGCCTACCGTATCCAAAAGCTCAACAAGGCTGTTCCATTTGTCGATAAACGATTGCACCACGCTGTCGCCTAAGCCTGCTTTGTCCCAAGCATTTGTAAAAGCCTCTGCAATGTCGCCAACTGTGCTTACAAAAGTGTTAATTAATGAGTTGATATTTTCAAGCACCTTTTCGCCTGTGCCGTTATTCCACACTTTCTCCCACGAATTTTTAATTGTTACGCAGGCGTTTTTTACCTTGTCAAGCGAATTTACAATATTGTCAATAGTCTTGCTTGTGTGCCTGTCGCTTTCAAGCATAGCTTGCTCAAGTGCATTTTGCATTGATTTGATTTCAGAGCTTGGCGCTTGCGTACTTGTGTCTGAGCTGTTGTCTGAGGTGTCGCTCATCACATTGAGTTCATCAAAGCCTGCAAGGTTTTTCTGTAAGTCCTCGGCTGCCTCCGATGTTTTTTCAATCTCAGATGTAGAACTGTCCGCTTGACTTGCAAGGTCTGACATATCGCTTACAGCTGAGCTTGTCGCATTGCTTGTTGCAGTAGAATAGCCGAACACCTGAGCTGTAAAGTCTTTAAACTTCTGTGCCGCAACGCTAAGTCTTGAAATAAATTGATTAATGCAATTAAGCAGCGGAGTAAAAGCATTTATCAAGCCTTGACCGATTGTAGCCTTTATACTGTCAAACTGCAGCTGCAAAATTCTCGTTTGATTTGCCCAGCTGTTCTGAGTGCGTGCAAAGTCGCCCGTTGCGTTGCTCAGCCGGCCAAGCACAAAGTTATACCTAAGCGTTACCTTTTCCGCCTCAGTCATAGCAGATGTGGTCTTGCCCCAGCCGTTAGCCATTGCGTAATTGTCAAGTGCGTTCTGTGTCATTACTATGCCTAAGTCTTTCAGCGTTTCTGTTTCGCCGCTGAACACCGACTTCAACTTTGTGTATGCCTCGTCTTGCGTTATGTTGTAAAACGAGGCCACATCGCCTGTGAGAGCCGTTAATGCTGTTGACATATTAAATGCTTGCTGTTCCGTAAAGCCGAAAGCCTCTGTCATAGAGCCGAATGTACCGACATATTTTTTAGCCATAGTTTCGGATAAGCCGTAAGCATTTTGCGCCGACTTTGCCCAATCGTCCACCTTTGCCGACATATGGCTGAAAGTGACATCAACTACATTCTGCACTTCTGCAAGGTCTGAGCCAAGCTCTATGCTTTCCTTGCTAAAACTTACAACCGCCGCCGTACCGAAAGCGGTAAGCAGCGTTCTGCCAATCATTTTCGCCTTGCTTTGCAGTCTGTCAACAGCCGTTCTGACTGTTTGTAATGATTGCTTAGCCTTTTTTGCACTCATAGAAACTGATTTCTTAACGCTTTCGCAAGTATCATTTGTGCTTTTGCCGACTGCCTCTGTGTTGCGATTAGCTGTGCTCTCAACCTTATCAACAACCTTTTCGGCAGATTGCTCGACTGATTCTGATACCTTTTGCGCTGCCTGTGCGGTTTGCTTTGCCGAGTTTTGAGCCTGTTCAGCTTTTTCCTGTGTGGCAGTAATTTCACGCTTTGCTGAGTTTTCTGCCGCCTGAGACGATTTATCAGCCTGCCCTTTAGCAGTTTGTGCTGTCTGCCTTGCACCCGACTGTGCTTTCTTTTGAGCCGCCTCAATAGCTTTATTGATTCTTGCAATATCGCTGTTAAGACCGCTTGTGTCGATTTTGGTATTGAAAATCAAACTGCCGTCAACCGCCATGTAATCACACTCCTTTCTGTAAAATTAAGGGCGCAGCAAAATGCGGCCCCTTGTGGTATAAAAACAGCGCACACCCAAAGATGTACGCTGTAAAATTTGAAAAATTTTAGCCACCCCGTTTGGAGTGGCTTTTTAATTGAAGATAGATTAAAGGATTGCGACTGTCAGCTTATTTTTATGGTCGCCAATGACAGTTAGGACATTCTGCAATGTCATTATAGGAATTTATACAATGACATTGTGGGCATTCCCACTTATCATTACTAACAAATTTTGCTTGTCGGCTGTCGGTATGTTCCAAATGGCAGTTAGAACATTCCGTCGCCTCTGCTTTGTTCATACAATGACATTTAGGACATTCCCAATCTGTTGTTTTGGCGATTACTGAGCTTTTACCTGCACCCAACTCTTCAAGATAAGTAAGTATTTTAGCAATACCGCCAAAAATCAGGCATAATAATACTGTTGATACCCAGCATACAAGCATTAAAGTAAAATTAAAACTGCGGGTTACGGTATCAGTTAGAAAATTTGTATGTACGCTTTGGAAAACTGCGCCTAAAGCTATTCCTCCGACTGCACCAAGTATCAATAGTACGACTGTTATACCTTTGTAAAATTTGCTGTTCATAAAATCACTCCTTTGTTACATAATATAACAAAGCTTGTGTATTGTCAACAATAATTTTGTGTAACACCTATACAAGATTGTTTATAAAATCCTCTTCGGCGTCAAGTTCTGCTTGCTGTTCGGGAGAGAGCTTTTCCTTGATGTCAACAAGCTCTTTGTGCTCATTGTAAAAATCACGCTCCCATTTTTCAAGCTTTTTGCCCTTAGCACGCTTGCCTCTTATGTTCATTACCTGCGAGAGCAAGCCGTCGCCTACCTCACTGAAATAGCCGAGAAAAGTCCACCAATGCACATAGCTTGCAATCCTTGTTTCAAAGCCTGCAACCTTGTTAAGTGCTGGGAAAATAATGCTTTCGTCATAGCTCCAATCAATAATTTTGACTGGAGCTTTTTTCGATTTCGGCACATCTCCGCCGTCAAGAAACCACAATGCCTTTTTGAGCGCCTCCTCAACATTCTTTGGAACTTCCTTGTATAAGCAATTCAAGCATACTGCCGCTTTTTCGCCGTAGGTTAGCTCTTTGTCGGCATAAGCCTCGAAAATCAAGAGAGCAATACGAAAATCGGAATTAATCTCGTACTGCTCTCCGTCTATTTCAAGGCTTGTAGGAAGTAATCCAATCACTTTGCAAGCCTCTTTGCTTGATTGAGGTACTTCTCAATATGCTTGCTCTGCTGAGCGTGTGCGTTTTCAATGTCACTTACGATGACCGGCACAACGCAGTTGAGAAAGTTCTCAAAAATCATACTGCCATCATCACAGATTGAAAGGCAATTTACATCGCCAAACGCACCCTGACTTACACCTGCACCGAGAACATAGTCTATTTCTCGGCGGATTTCATTGTCAACATCAAGAAAAATTTCAAAGGTTACATCCTCGGGTTTCATATTCTTGTACTTCTGCACAAGCTCTTCTGTGCGTTCTGTCAGCTTGTTGAGTCGCTCAACGAGTGAGTAGTCTGTGGTGTTAATCTTGATTACTGTGTTTTCATCATTGTTGATTGCATATGTTTTCAGCGGTGTTTTAAAATTCAAACTCTGCATAGAATCACTCCTTATACAGTTTCGGTAAATGTCGGTACCTTATCTGAGATTGTCGCTGTACCCTGCTTTCTGTTGCCGTCAAATGTAACATTAAACGGAATGTTTACACCGCCCTGTGCACCGCCGTATGACTGCGGTTTAACGATGCAGTCCTCAATCCAAGCATCATAAGGGCCTGTTTTCTTGTCAATGAGCACTTCAAGAATTTTGGTTTTGCAGTCATCACCGGTAAGGCGGTTCATTGCAATATCCTTGATTTTCGGGTAAATGCTGTCACCTGTATTTGCGTAATATGTACCTGCGTCAAGGGTAGGCTCGTAGCCATTGTCATTTACAGAGGTTTCATCAAGAATGTTCTTTACTGTGCTTGTGTCCGGACTAAGCTCGACCGACATATCGTCAATGTCCTTGCCGATAAGATACCACTTTGGACTTTCGCCTGTGCCAAAGCTCGCGTCAATAAAATGTAAAAGGTAACTTCTTTTGAGTTTACCGATATCGGGTGTTGATACTGCCATAATAATTCCTCACTTTCAATTTTCAATAGTGTATTGGGCGGTGATTTGCAATTGGTACTGCACACCGCCGTTGTTGTTTTCGTCAGGTATGCTGTAAAGCATTCCGTTTGAGCAAGTGAGTTTTTTAAGCTCACCGTATAAAATGTTGTCGCCGACTTCAACTTCTATGTCACCCTCTGCGTGCCGTTCAAGCCACATTTGCAGTTCAAGCAACATTCCACTGTTTACAAGTCGGTCATAGTCGTTGAGCGACTGACAGGTAGCGTACAGGATAAAGGTGTGATTGCGTGTTTGATTTCCTAAAATATCTTCCTTTACAAGCGTGTCGCCTGTTGGGGAAAGTCCAAAATCCTGTACCTTATTTGTTGAATAATCAATGTGCACAAGCTCGCCGATTTTCGGAAACTCCTGCACAACGGACCTTACAAGTTCGATTATATTCATTTTGCATTACTCCCAAGTCTTCTTGCCGCCGCTTGCAGAATATCCCTTTTGCGGTCGGCTTTCATTCGCTCAAACCACATTTTGCCCGCAAGCGGGTGCTTGTCCTTGCTGTACTGAATATCTCTGCCTGTCGGGTGTTTTTTCTTGCCTTTAGGACTTCGCCAACCGATTATAATGCCGTCACCGCTATAGTGTCCGAATACGATATGCTCCGTACCGTCTTTTTCTCGCACGATAGGATAGTTAGGACCATACACCTTGCCATAGTAAAGATACCTTGCATAAGGTGTAACCTGTTTGATTTCTCCACTGCCTATAACGGTATGTATAGTTGCTGAATTTTCGAGTACGCCGATTTTAAAAGGTGTGTACGGCTTCATCAGCTTAATGCAATCCTCGTCAACCTCTTTTTGAGCAAGTAACAGGTTATTATTCAGATTGCCTGCAAAGTTCTTGCTCCACTTGAGAGAAAGAGTGCCGCTAACATCAGACGGCTGATTCACATTAAAAAGCATTTAATCACCTCGCAGATACTTTGATGTGCTGTAAATCCGCAGGGCCGTAAAGCAAACGGTCAATACTCATTACTGTGTGAATTTCGTATTTGTCACGCAAGGTTTTTAGGCTCTCTGATACGCTCCTGTCGCTTGAATTATCAAAGATGAAATTACACTCACCTTTTACAATAATGTCTTGAGAGGGGGACAAAGGGGATATATCAGCGTTTGGAAACAGACCGTTGCTCGGAAATAAAAAATCATTCGGAGCAAGAACAAGCGCATTTAACGGAATGTATATAGCTATTCCGTCAGCGTTCTGCATTCCGCTTTTAAGTACGTTAGCGGCTTTGCACTCCTGCCAATGGCAATGCGGAATAATAAGCCTGTCAAACCCTTTGCCGTTAAATCTGTAAAGGGTCATCATAGTATCCGTAAACATAATCAAACACCTCTGTACAAAAGGTCTGTGTCTGCAAGATACTTATATACTGCGGATTTAACACATCGTGTAAGTTGCTTTTTGCGAACCTCACAGCTTTCATACGAGCGTGACACATCTCCGACTTTTTCTGATGTTATGCCCTCACTGCCGCTCATATTATCGGCTTTATACATCAGCTCTGCGACCTCACAGCAACAAAGTTTCACAGGCTCGATTATATCTTTTGTATCGTCAATATTTGAGCCTGTGTAAGCATTAATAATAAGCGTTGCATCTCTTGCGTAGTAGGCAAAAGCGGAGGTAATGACCGCTTTTCTGCCACATAGATATTCGGATTTATAATAGTTTTCGTCAGCGTAAACGGTCAATATTAACACCTTCTTAAGCCTTAGCGGCAGCGTGGAGATAAACGCCCGCTGTCTTATTTTCGTAAACATCTGCAATGCCTACCATTCTGTAACCGAACTTGTAACCGTCCGAATCCTGATTCACAGCAGGTTCGATGACCTTGGTATCAAGGTGCTTTGTAAACTGAATAAGCGCAGGCTTATGAATAATCATAAAGTTGATGTTTGAGGCGGCAGTGGCTTTCTGATAGCCGCCCTTGGTCTTGCCGCTTGATGTGCCGTCAAGCTGTTCAATCGCTGTATAAAAGCGTGTCTGCGGCACTGTGATAATCTTAGCAAATCTGCTGAGAACCTCTCTTGACTTTGTTGTGTCCAAATCCTGCACAAGTCCGTAAAGAGTTGGTGTAATGTAAAGGTAACGCTGCTCGTACGGAACTTCGTCCTCGTCCATCTGAGTAGTACCCTTGCGGAGTGCCTCGATTACTGCCGCACCTGTGGTAAGGTTTGCAGGTGTGGCAGAGGTAATACCTGCGTGACTTGCGTATGCGGCAAAGCGGAATGCGTCAAGCTCCGGCACAACCTTTGTGCGGATAAACTCGCCCGAAAGTCTGCCGAACGCAACGCCTGCGGTTTCTACATTGTCCATTGTATCAACAGTAAACATTCTGCCACGGTCGAAGTTACATTTAACCGTTTCGTTAGTAAGGGTAACATCGCCGCCAACATATCCGCTGTTACGGGAATAATTTGCAAGTCCGTCCATTGAAATCATTGGAATAATAAGTTCATTGGAGTTTGCGCCCGCTGTCGCAAGGTCGGACGCACCGTCAAGCTCGCTTGTAAGTGCCGACTGCTTATAAACCTCATCGAGCAAGGCTGTGTAAGTTTTAAAAAGTGCAATAGAATTTGCCATAAATTTTCACCTCATTAATTATTTTTCGTCTGTACTAAGTCCCATTGCCGCTCTCATACTTGCAAGAGGGTTTGACTTAATACCTGCGTTTCCTGTATTCTTTACAGGATTTTGGAACGGCTCATCAGAACCGAACATATAGCTGTTTTCGCTCTTAACGCTTTCAAGAGCCTTAGTAATATCGTCTGCCTGATTTTTTGATGTTTTAAGACTGTCAAGGTCAAGCAAAGCCTTGACCGCCGTTGCGTTTCTCGCACCGCTCTTTGAAATAGCGCCGTCAAGTACAGAGTTAAACTCCATATCGGCAATTTTTGTCTGATACTCGGTTTCTTTGTCTTTAAGGCTTGTGTTGAGCTTTGCAATCTCGCCTTTAAGATTTTCAACATCCACGCCCTCAAACTTCTTGAGTGCCGTCTGTGCGGTTTCAAGCTGTGTTTTGTAGTTGTCCCTTGCAGTTGTGATTTTCTCAACCTCTGCAACAGTCTTGTAATTTGCAAGCACCGCCTTGTCAAACTCTGCCTTTTTCTCATCGGGAATCGTAATACCAATTTCAGAGAGAAGTGTGTGTATGTTCTTCATAATATAGATCCTTTCTGCATAGCTTGTATTCCGCTTTGCCTGCGGTAGAAATTCAGCCGTATAAACCAACGGCGGGGTAAAATAAAAGCACCTATGCAATCAAATGCAAGGGTGCTTAGTCTGCTTTATTTTTGTTGTCTTCAACCTCAATAACAAAACCTCGGTCAATAAGGCTTTTCGCTCGGTCTTTGGTACATTCAAAGACTTCATTGACAGGTCTGTTGATAAGACCGTTCATTTTATCGTTAAACGACACAACTACTTTTACTTTCATTTTGTCACCTCATTATTTATTGTTCTACTAATTCATAAGTCTTTCTAAATATGTCAGGTTTACAAGGGTATTTTTCACCATTAACACCAGTAATAATATAATCACCGGGACTTGCTGTCATATCGCCTTCAAGTGTATGTATAACGATTTTTTTGTCGGTTTGATATGCTTCTACTACAACAGCTTTTTTCCGATACTTTTTCATATTCATTTTGTCACCGCCTTTCAAATTTTTGGTATAAAAAAAGCACTCAATCCGATTGATTAAGTGCTAATCTCTGTATTAAATTCACGCATAACAAAACCGCCCACAAGGAGCGGTTAGTCTTCTTCCAAATAGTCAAACTCATTTGACATTGAACGCTTTTTCTCTTCTTCTGAAAGTTCATCATTGCCAATAGAGCTTAGTATCTTTTTTATTACCGAATCATCTTCATGGAATATTCTTTTCACTCCAAATCACTCCTGACTTTGTTTTATTAAGAAGTTTACTTATAAACTTGTCATATTCTGCATCGGTATTATTTTTAACCATTTTCTTTTTTAGCCTGTTATATTCAAGTTTAAAAACTTCGTCGTTAAAATTATCACCTTTTGTAATAAATTCTACATCACCATTATTTTTTACGATTGTTAATGTTTTTAATGACTTTAAATTTTTAAACAAAGAAATATCAACATCAGAAAAGCTGCTATTTCTCGGGTGATTATGCAAAATCATTAAATTATTGCCTTTACCTGACAAACTTGTGCCAAAATCCAAATGGTCATCAGCACCCAACAATGGTGTTTTATCAGTTAAATCTTCACGAAAAACAAAAGCTACCTCTTTGTTTTGGTTATGTTCTTTTGAAAATTTCAAAAGCTCCTTATGTTGTTTTTGAATTTCAACCCTTTGTTCTTCAGAATATCCGTCAATATCAACTTTCGGCACTCGCTCGATAGCTTTATCAGTTATAGGTGTAATCGACTTTTTACTTTCTTCTTTTAGTATATCACCTTTTGAAGAATTTGCAATATGTTTATTGCTGTTCATACCTCTGATTTTTCCGTCGTCGACATTCTTGATACCTCTTAACGGCATTTCGGCTTTCTTTGGTTTTGTAATGCCTTTTACGGTATTACTGCCAACCGTCACTCTGTCCCATTGTTGAGAAAGTCCGACGCTTTTTGAGAAGTTCACATATTCATCGGAAGTTTTTACATATCTTGCACGAGCGTTAATTATTGCTTGCTCGTCAGCCCCGCCTTCTTCAAGCAATTTTATTTTCTGCCTTTGCGCCCGCATTGCGGTTTCAAGTCTGCGCTGCCTTTGGGTTGCCTCATACTTTGTGTATTTCTTACCGTTGTACTCGACAGGCTCGTTTTCCTCTGCATTCATTTGGTCGAGCTGTTCGTCTGTATAGGTGCGTGGGGTTATGCCGGGAGTGAAAGGCGAATATGAGTGATAGCAGTTTGCGCCGCACAACCCTGTTACTGTACCAAGTCCGCACACGCTTTCAAGCTCTTCCTTGCTGTAAACTCTGCCCTGCCACACCTGATGCGTCGGTCTTGCACCGCTGTGCCACGATACCTCAAAATAGTTTGTACCGAGTTTTTCGGCATTCTCCTCGTTGATTTTGCCCACAACCTGATTAAGTCCCGTTGTAACCGCCCGCCTTGCCGCAACCGTAACTCTGTTGCTGTGTCCGCTTGCATAGTCAACCGTACGCAATCCGCTGTTTGTCATTTCGGTTACGGTTTTTTCGAGTACGGTATTATAATCACTCGCACCGCTTGCAATTTCCGTGACGGCTTTATCAAGAGTTTCTTGGTAGTAATCGGCTGCAGGAGTAAAGCCTAAGCTGCCGTCAGGCTGGCGCTTGGCAAAACCCATTGACTGCGTAATGTTCTTGCACTCGCCCTGTGTCTGTGCCTGCACCGCCCTCACAAATTGCTGTAACGGTTCATTTTCGGCATAGGGTATAAACTCCTTGCCCTGCTCTTTAAAAACGCTCTCAGCCTCGTTATAGCCGCTTTCTATAACACCCGAAAAGATGTTTTTAATCTCACTATTGCTTAAATCAAGTGTATTTTGCACTATGCTTTTGATTGCTGATTTACTCTTACCGAGCTTGTAAAGTCTGCCGATTTTGTAAACGCTTGTCGGTGTAAGCTCTTGTGCAAGCACCAACATTCGCACAATGTCAGCCATTATGCTCATTTGCAGGCTGTCAAAAATCTGTTCGAGCGCTGTGGGGATTGCCTCCATAATCTCAGGCGTAAACATCAGTCAACAACCTCCGAGGACTGCGGCAGGTTCTTTTTTGCTGTCTTTTCGTCCTCTCCGTACCATTTCATACGATACTCATCAGGTCGCATAATTCCAAGACTCAAGTCCTGAATATCCTGTGTGCGTTCGGTCTGTTCATCGGTGAGAATACTGTCCTTAAAGTCACAAACGAATGTGTAACCGCTTGTTGTCAGCGAATTGTAAAAGGCGAGAGCATACACCAAATCGTCAAGACAATATTTAAGCTGTTTCTGAATTGCCGATACAGTGTTGTACTTTCGGTTCTTAGCCGATAATATCTCCGTAGCCGTCTTTGCGACAGTGTCGGGGTCGGATAGGTCGCCATATGCAAGACCGACCGAAAATTCAAGTCTGCGAAGATATGTATTTAGCCCGTCGGTAATATCAGATTGACGAATTGCAGGAGAAAAATCTTTGAACAATTCATTATCTCCGAGGTCAACATCTACAGCTTTGTAAAGTCTTTTGTTGAGTTTTTCAGTACCCTCTTTCTTGAAAGCTGCGGCATCAACATGTATTGCCCTTTCGCCGCTCTCAAACTCCCAATCAAGTCTGCCAAATTGTGTGTCTATTTTACGAATAAGATTTATGTCATTTGCGTAGACAGAAACACCGCAAGATGAGCCGTCAATCGTGTTTTTAATCGGTGTACGAAAATAACCGAAAGCAGGGCGGAGCATTGCAGGGTATGTAACAGCATTCGGCAGGCTTGCCCACTCGTCAACTGCCGCAAGCGGAATTTCTCTTCCAAGTTGCCCCTCACTTGCAGACACATAAGCAGTGTTGGTAATTGTCAATCTCTTTTCGGTATCAAGGCTGTGATACTCAAGCCTTGTGTAATAGTTGTCGCCGATCTTTTTAAATTCAGGAAAGATGACTTTTACAAGCCTATGCCTTGCGTCAAATTCAATCGGCACAAAGGCATTTGCGGAAATATACTGCACCTTGTCGCCGCCTAACGGTTTAATCACCATTGCGCCTGTTGCAAGTCCCGACTGCAATTCGGAGTTAAGGTCTTCCGTTGCGGTTTCAAAGATTTTCTGCAATTTGTCATTGCTTACGCTTGCGGTCATTTCGTTAAGCGTGATGTTTGCAAACTCCCTTGTGATTGACTGCTCAAGTCTAAGGCTTATTACATCGTCATTAAGCCAAGGGGCATTGCCCGAAAAGCAGTTTTGCCAAAGCTCAATACTTGAGAGCATATCGTCTGTAATTGCAGGCTTAATGCCAAGTGCCTGCTTAATATCTTTCAGCGGAAACAACCTCTGCCACACTCCTTTCAGATAGTTTAAAAATTGCATATTACACCGCCCTTATAAATCTTTTCATATCCCGTTCAAATGTGTATTCAAAACCGTCAAGGCTGTCGATGTCGGTTGAGCCATCGTCAAGTCTTTCGTCAACAAGTTTTTTATCGTTCCAAACAGCCTCACAAAGAGCCGTTTTCAGCGTGTCGCAGCCGTCAGTGTAAAAGAACCTGCCTGCACCCATAAGTCGCAAGGTGCATTGAATACGGTCTTGTACAGGACATTTGCGTGCCGGTCTGACTATCGTATTTGGGAAATGCTCCTCAAACGCTCTTTTAATTCCTCGACCGAGTACAGTTTCGGCATTATCCCAATACACAAAGTCCACAACACCGCATAAATCAAAAACAGACTGTGCAAAATTAATTGCCAGCCTGTCAATATCGTTTCCGTCGTATTCACCGAAGTGTCGTTCGCTTTTCAATGCTATTAAATTATTGTAGCCTCTTGTCTTTGCCGTTGCCACAAATGAGTGACCCGATTTATTGCCGCCAAAGTCAATGCCGATTGTTACTTCTTCAAGTTCCGATTTCAAAAACTGCCTGTACGGTAAATCCGTGTTGATTTTGTCGGTAATTTGACAGTAAAATTTTTTGGGATTATCGGCAAATCTGCGGTAAATAGCACCCTCGGCACGCACCCACTTACCGAGAATAAGACGGTCATAGAAAATAGTGCCCTCATATTCATTGCAAAGGTTCTTCACAAACTCTTCGGATAAGAATTTATTATCGAAAATCGTGTATTCCTGCAAATAAATGTCTGCGTCACTGTCAATGAATTTCTTGAGCCAGTGCGTTGGGTGTTCGGGGTTTAAACTGCCGTCAAAGCACGAATAAGGCTTGTCAAGTCGGGATTTAAGCATATTGAAAACATCTTCGTTCCACTTTGCAACCTCATCACCGTAAATATATTTTGCCGACGCACCCTGAATTTTAGCAACCTGACTGACCTTTTCCGCACCCAAACAGTACACATCTTCACCGCACACTTTTGCAATGTTTCGGCTGTTAATCGTACCGACAACATCAGAGGTGTAACGCTCTCGCATAGGCTGCAGTACATTTCGCTCAATGGTTTCTTTTGACACGCCTATGATAAAGCACAAACCGTCCTTACCGATTCGCTCTCGAATACGCATAGGCACAATGCAGGTGACATCAACAAAACTTTTGCCCGAACGCACCGCACCGCTTTTTATGTTCCAACGATGTGTAGCGTTTGCGATATATTCTTTTTGCTTAATCGTGTACGGCATTGTTTGTGTTCCTTTCTGCGTCATCTTTGATTTCTTTCAAAATGCTGTCGAGCTTGTCGAGTGCGGTCTTATCGGTTTCCTCTTTTTGCTTATCCCGCCACTTGTCGGGGCGACGGTTTTTCAGCCAAAATATTTGTGCCGTTGTGTTGCCCCCAAGAGCAGAGGATAACAACGCATTTTCGACTTCATAGTCCACAACCTGTCTCTTATACACATCTGACGCTGCCGACG